TATATTCTGGGTTAGCGACACCGGCGAGAACCACGGTCAGGACTAGCCAGGTCATGGCAGGGCCAACATGAGCAGATAGATGCCACTGCCGAGAACGCCCAGGATCCCGAAGCTAAGCGCGGCAATTGCGCAGTTATTCATTATCTGTCGTTTACTTTCGATCTGAGCCATCAAGTAAGCGCGGCGCTCTTGTCGCATTTGCTTGCGTAAGTCTTGCAGCTCTTTGTATGTTCCAGGCCCGAATTTCATATTTAGAGCGATCTTGAGCTCATATTCTCGCTTGGCGTTTTCTTTTTGCGACAGCAATATCCGCACACTATCGGCTTCAATTGTGTCTTTACCGAGCGTTCTACGCTCGAGGAACGTGGGATTGCGCCGTTGCTCTAAGGACGCATTGAGATCCTGGCAAGCGCCATACCACTTAGCCATTGTATCTGAGAGCTGGCCGATCTCCTGGCAAACTGTCACAGTTTTGCGCAGAACTTTATAGGCCGTAGAACAGGCCGCGAAAGCCGTAACGGGATCGATCATCACGGCCTCCGATTAGTAGATGTTTATGCGCTTGGTGTGATACGTCGAGGGATGCAGTAAGCTAGAGCTCTGTCGCGTGGCGTCTCATATCCGTATCTAGTCACGAGCAATTGAGCATAAGCGAGACAATGGGCTAAGTTCGTAAACTCAATATCGTCGGATATTATCTGCCTATCTGATCCGATACCTTGCCATAAGATAAGGACAAAAACGTGTGTCATCCCATCCTGGTCAGGATTGTGAGCAGCATCAGTATGGTTGCTGATTGTGCTGCGATAAGCACCGCCTCTAATCTTTTAACGCGCGTGAACAGCTCTTTATTTTGTATGCGAATTTCGACCTGTGCAGATGCCATGTCTACCTCCAACCTACCCACACGCTCATCAAGATCTGGCATTAGCTAGGCTCCGTGGGCCAATCGCCCCCGCTACCGTCCATATTTGGCCCTGTTAGGTTGGGCCAGTTGGCGTGTTTGGTAATGTCACGCAAAGCCGTTCTATACGTTGACCAAGAAGACGGCACAGAACTACCTGCTTCTAATGCCTTGGTCACCACCCAATCACAATTAGCCAACCGCTTATTGCGCTCATCACGATTGCGCTGCGCTGCCGCTGCGTTTTGACTTGCAACATAAGCAGTCTTTTCGCTGTCGGTCATGTTTACAACACGGCGCGTGTACACCTTGCCATCTAGCAAATACGGCGTAACAACTTCGCTCTTCTGCGTGGCATGGTCATAAGCTAAATATTTCACTACATCTACGCAGGAATGATTAGCCATCCACGTTGAGTCTGGACCGCCTTTATAAAATCGAGTGTTTGGAAACAACGCAGTGTGATCCCCCACCGCAACAACCGTACTGCCACTTAATTGTGCTATCATCATGTTTACTGTCCTTTATCTGGGAAGGCTGCTGTAGGTGGACTGAAATTGGCTGTGTAACGGGCCATGTGGCTGACTCTGATTTCATCTATGTAACCGTTAAAAAATTCAGCAACGCCAGAACCAAAACTGACTTCTGCGCCAAGCTGAGTTCTGCCACTGTTTATATAAGTATTATTATCCGTATATGTTGAACCTGTTTGTGTGCCGTCAATGAACATTTTAGTGCTAGACCCAGATTTGCATAAAGCCACATGATACCAAGTGTTAGCAGACAAGGCATCACCCGAGGTTATTTGGTATGCACCGCCAGTCGCAAATTTTAATGTTGCCGCAGCTAACACTAAAGTTTGGTAAGCCCCGTTTGTACTATCAGGTCGGTTATCTAATAATGTACCAAACTCACCAGAACCTACATTTGCAGAAAAAATGAACATTTCTATCGTCCAATCTCCTGCACCGCCTGTTGCTCCGTTGGGAAATATAGCATAGTCACTATTGCCATCTAGCAGCAAAGAAGCATCACCAAATTTAGCTTGGCCTGTGCTAGTTTTAGCTGTGCCATACAACGTCAGATTATTCTGTGCAGCACTATCAACCGCCTGACCATCGGCCATGTTTAACAACATTTTGGTGTTGGTTATGGCGGTTAATGGGCCTGTTGGAACTGTGTACGTTGAGCCAGTATACACGGCAGAAGTCACTATTCTTGCGTCACATATGTAGCCCTCTAACGGGTTAGCAATATAGCCTATGCCGAACTCGTCACTCTGACCAGAAAAGTAACTTGTCGTAATATTGTCTTTCGTTCCAATCTTTGCCCCATTTGCATAAATGTATAGGCTTGTTCCAGAACGAACCAAGGCTAAATGGTTCCAGCAGTTTCCGTGCATGGCTCCACTGACATATGGCCCACTCCCTGAGTGATCCCCATCATCTGAAAACACGTCCCCTCCAGAAGCTTCAAAACTTAAATGTATATAGCCTGTTCCTGATGGAGTGTCACCAATGCTAACAGTTCCATATCCACTTGTTTGTGTATAATACAGCCAGTACTCTAATGTGAAATTTTGATTAATAATATCTGCTGCTGTCCAAGTAGCTCTAAGTGTATCGCCCGAACCATCCATGTAAGCACTCGCCCCGTTTGTCCCTGCACTATACACACTGCTGGTCAGGATTGGGCCAAATGCTGTGACGGCTGGATTGCCCACAGGTGTTAATGCAAATCCTGTTGAGGAATTATCAATGAACCTGTTTGATTGGCATGTGAGGAGTTTGGTGTTTGTTACTGCCGTTAGTTTAGACGTTGGGACAGTAATACTTGAGCCACTATACAAAGCCGTGCCTTTAAGTAGTCTAAGGTTGCTAATGTGACCATCAAAATTACCGCCAGAAGCAGTGTAACTGCCTATCCTTGCTGTACCAGAGGATGCACCTAATGTTGCCGTGTTTGTGGCTTGTGCCACTCTTGTCCCATTTAAATACAAGCTAGTGTTGTTACTGTCAGAACCTGACCTAACTACTGCGACATGGTTCCAGACATTCGTTAAGATAGAATCATCAGCACTTTTAACTATATCACCGCCAGCATACCAACTTACATATTTGTCAGATGAATGAATATATAATTGTGTGCTGCCAATTAGAAAAGTATTCGGATGCTGACTATCTATTACAATAGTTCTAGCATTAAAAAAAAGTTCAAATGTGTAGTCACCATCTAAACTCATTGTTGCATCATTTGTGTATGTTAGGCTATCCCCATCACCATCAAAGGACCAATTCCATTCACCATCAGGTCTTGCAAATGGCCCAAAGCTACCTTGAGTTACATTGCCAGCAGCAGTGACTGTGTAGTTGTTTGCAGAGCCATCGTCGAAGACGTTATTTACGCCATTATTTGCTCCTTCGAACGAGCTTTTGAAACTCACGCGATTGAACTCATCGTCTGATTGGCCAGTAGAAGTAGAAGCGTTGGCCCCAAACCCTAATACGTTATAACCAAAATTGCTCATGCGTCATTGCCTGCATCAGTTGTGAATAATAATTTTACACCCAGTAACCGAGCATCTCCTGTTTGAGTGTCCGCACTTGTGTCCCTGTTAATTTGGAAAAAACACATATCGTTTGCGGCTGGACTACCCGCGATAGTAACTGCACCACTTTCTGCTGAAACCATCAAATCATTAGACGTAGTAGAAAAGGCCAACGCCGTCGTTGCTACCTGAGTGCCAAAAGCTGTATTTATACTTTCATCACTGGTTATTGCCACACCGGCTAATTGCCATGCCACAGTGCCTGAGTCAGTACCTGTCACAGTCCAGAATGGCTGAAAGGTAACAGTGCCTTCGTTCCATGACGCCGGAAAGGCAATTGCAAACTGAGCAAAATCATCAGCCGCCGCTGCAAAGTCCAGCACCTTGAGATCAGGGCGCAGCGCCGTTGTTTCGACTTGGGTTAGATCAGAACATGGATTGGTGCTGGATGGATACATAGCAGTGGCAGGGACAAAAATGCTTTCTTTGCCTGCGACTTTGACCGCTGCGCTGCTCACTGTGACCGCGCCAGTAAAAGCAGCACCGGCGGTGGATACCAGCGTTGCATCAGCGCCTGCTGGCAGGGTGAGTACATTCGTTACACTAGCTGAGTGCGGTTGTGCTTTTACAGTTTGACCGTGGCTGTTGCTTTCACAGTTGAAGACAATCGTGCCAGGGTTGGTATTACCACGCACCACCACCGT